TAAAAGGGAACAGAAACAGAGAAGCAGGGTGGTTAGCCGTGAAAGAGCTTCTGACAGTCAAAAATGGCGAAAGCCGACTAAAGATATTTAATACTTGTCAAAATCTGATAGAGTGCTTACCTGCACTTCAGAGAGATTCAAAAAGACCAACGGATTGCATGACAGAGCCTCATGACATCACGCACTTACCTGATGTATTGCGGTATTTCTGCTTACAGTATGTATATCCGGCAAAAGAAAAGGACGAAAGGTCGCCTTTTGAAAAAGACCTGCAAAGATTTAAAAACAAAATGATAAGCGGAAGCAGAAGACGAGGATTTTATTAAGGTGTAAGCCTTTTTAAGATAAATAAACAAAAAAGGAGATGATTAAGATGTATGCAAGAAAAGTAAGGCGGAAATGCAGTATAAGAGGGTGCAGATGTACAGAGTCTTTTGCTATATCGAAGACAAGAGAAATAGGAAACAGCGTAATAATCTGCAAGAATTGTCTTAAGGAAGGAATTATTGCTATTGACGAGATAAAGCCAAACGAAAAATCAAACATTCCGAAGTCAAACCCTGCAAACATTCCTTCGTTATTCTTTAACGCACAAACAACAAGGGAAAAGACAAATGAGGATGCGGAGACAATCCCTCAGTCTTTGCCTTCGGCAAATCCAGCTCCCTTTACACAAGAGAGCCAAGATGAGCAACCGACTTTGAATGACGAAGAGACAGAGGATGCGGAACAGGAGCAAGATACTGGGTTTAAGTGTCCTGATTGCGGCAAAGTGTTTGACAGCGAAAGAGGGTTAAAAAGCCATCAAAGATATTGCGATGGCAAGAAATAAAGGAGTGAGCAGATAGATGATAGTTTACTTATTATTAGGTTTTATCGTTTTTCAGTCTGTTATCCATCATTACGAACGCAAAGACTTATATAACCGTATTATGAGCAAGACTCTGACCGAATACAAGGGTGAACCGGGCAGACGGTTTCGTTCAGCTCATGAAAGAGTTATGGAACGATGGCGAAAGACAGGCGGTGAAGATAAGACATGAATTTAAGATTTTCTCCACCGATAACAGGAATTACTGCCGCTATTGGCAGTTTATTTGGTAAAAGAAAACCCGAAGACCGGGAAGATAGACAGGTTATTGAGATTGACAAAGAAGGAAACACGCTATTTAAGGAAGATATTATTGCAAATATCACTGAAGAATTAGAAAAGCGTAGAAGCGAAAGGTCAGGGCTTGAAAGGCAATGGACACTCAATGCAAACTTCCTTGTGGGAAATCAATACTGTGAGATTCAACCATATACGGGAGAAATTGAACAGCTACAGCCGGTATATGAATGGATGAACCGTGAGACATTCAATAACATTGCACCACTTATTCAGACAAGAATAGCAAATCTCAAAAAGATTAACTACATGATGAAGGTTAATCCTGCAACTAATGAATACGAAGATTACCAAAAAGCAGATGTATCAACAAGCATTCTACAGTATACACAGAAAGTGTCTGACTTTGAGACAAAGAAGAACACCATGATTTACTGGAATGAGCTTTGCGGTAACTGTTTCTGGATATCCTGGTGGGACAAGAACAAGGGTGACAAATATGCCGTTGAGACGGTTATTGAGATTGATGAAAATGGTCAAGAGAAGAAAAGCGAAAAAGCATATTACCAGGGTGATATTGATTATGGTTTGGTTACACCTTATGAAGTCTTCCCCGAAAGCGTATTCAAGCAAGGGATTGAAAACCAAAGGTCAATTATACTTGAGCAAGTCAAAACAGTTGACGACATATATGACCTTTACGGGATTGAGGTTAAAGGAAGCAGTATTGAAACCTTTGAGCTGACACCGGTTAGCTCGGGCGGTGGTTTTGGATATGAAAACACCGTTATATCGATAGGGCACAGAACGGCGGAGAATGCGGAAAAGGTTATAACATACTTTGAAAAACCATCAAAGCACAGACCAAACGGACTGATGATTATCATTGTAGGCAATGAACATCTGGTATATTACGGGGATTTGCCTTATGACGAGATACCAATTGTTCAGACGATATGTCATGAAGTGCCGGGACAGTTTTTTGGTAAGTCAGTTATTGAAGACCTTATACCTTTACAGAGGACATACAACGGATGTATCAATTCAATTCATGAGTACATAAGAAGAATACCGATAGGAAGCTATATTGCCGAAGAGGGAAGTATCGTTGACATAGAAGGATATGAGCAGATGGGATTAGAGCCGGGGGCAATTTTACTATACCACCAGGGAACAAGCCCACCTTCTCCGGTACAGATTGGACAGCTTCCGTCAGAAATCATGGTTGAAAGACAAAACCTCAAGAATGACATGGAATACATTGCCGGTGTATCACAGCTGATGGTAACAGGAAATACGCCATCGGGGGTTACATCGGGTACTGCGATATCTAACCTGATGGAGATAGACAACACAAGATTATCTCTTACGGGAGACTATCACAGGAACTCCATAAGAAAGCTTGAAATATTGTGGCTCAAAATATACAAGAAGTATGCAAAGACATACAGAGTTGTGCAATATGTAGGAAAAAACAACATAGGAAAAGCTATTACATGGTCATCAAAAGACATTAACAGCTATGATGTTGAGTACACAACGGAAAATGAGCTTTTAATGAGCGAGGAAATGCAGAAGCAAAGGTTCTTTGATGCTTATAACATGGGATTATTTGCAGATAGCGACGGAAGGATTCCCGAAAGAGTGAAGCTGATGGCGTTAGAGTACATGAAGTGCGGAAGCTATTCCGAGATTATGAACATCAATTTACTGCAAATTCAGGCGGCACAAAGAGAGAATGCTTTCTTTGAAGAGGGTGTTATACCAAAGGTTTCAGAGTTTGACGAGCATGAAATACACATTGAAGAGCATTTGAGATACATTCTGCAGATGGATTTCCAAATCCTGAAGCACAAAAAGCCTGAGTATGCGGCAATACTTGAAGACCATATAAGACAGCACAAAAAAATAATTGAAATGGAAACACAACAGAAGATGGCAATGATGCAAGGCATGATGCCAATGTAAAAAAAGAAAGGAATGATTAATTATGCCAAATACATTTGATGAAGCAAGCAGGGCAACAGAAGAAATGTTTGCTAATGATAATAATGGCGAACAAATGGTTGAAGAGGTGACGGAAGAAGTGACAGAAGATACTCCGCAAGACCTTACACCGGAACAGGCGGCGGAGCAGAATGAAGCACAGCAGGAGCAAATAGCAACAGAAGGAGCAATGCTCGAGCAATCTACAGAAGCGGCAGAAATTGCGGCGAATATGGCGGCTCAAAAGAATCAGGAATTACAGATGGTTATGGCAGAGTTAGACGCTCTGAAACAGCAGAATCAGCAGTTACAGGGAGTTGTGACAGAGCTTTCGCAGAAGAACGAGGAAAGGGTTATTGAAGAAGCTCTTACACCACCAACACTTGACATTAACGGATTGGCTTTCGCTGATGCGGAGACACAGCAGAAGGCAGCGGGCCATTCTGCAAAACATTTTCCTGCCGGGGTACCCGTATCACCGTTTTCTTCGGAAGCAGCTGCGTGATATGTTCTTCCCCTTGTCCAAGTACGACCAGCCGCTGCTGTGTATACTCCAAAGCCCGTTGTACCCACTCCACTTTATGTATCGCATCCATGCCATCCAGAAACAGATATATATAAGGAGTCTGCCGCAATGTCCTTCCATCTGTCACGCAGATGGGGCAGACAAAGGGTGCTGATTCCGCTTCCTGCAGCAGAGGAATCAGTGGCGGCAAATGTTTGCATTCTCTTGCGTCCAGTTTTTCCATCAGGTCCCACCGCACGCATTCCTGTCCGGATATGATCGCGCTTAACTGCTTTTGCAGTTTATAATCCTGTACAATGATTCTTTGTATGCCCTGCCATTCCAAAATGACCTCTTCCCACAAAGTCAGGATCTCCGGATCGGCCAAATAGGCAGGGTGATAGCGATACAAGTCTCTTTGCATCACCTGTATATGATCATTTTTCAGACGGGCAAGTGCCTCCAGCCAATGCACCGGCAATACTGCCGGGCGTATGCGGGCATACAGGCATAAAATGTCCAGTTG